GTACTCGACATCAACAACGTACATTCCCTGTCCCAGTGAGTCAATGTTTATAGTATCGGTGGATAACGAGTAAAAAGTAACTTCCGACTCACTGCCGTCACTGGAGATAAAATTAACCTCATTAACCTTTGTCACCGGGTAAACAGGTAACTTGATCGTTCCTGACTGATAGTTGATAAACACATCAGCCGTCTTTGGAGCAAAAGTAATCCCTGTATATTTCTCACAATAAACCCTTGCTGATTTTATCAATGATTTAATCAGCAGGTCTTCAGTGTCGAAATCTATCCTGAGAAACGACTTTACGTCATCCAGGCTGACAGGCTCGTTAACTACATCAGTAGTAACTTCAATGCTGTCAAGGTTATTGTCGTACATTACTTTTTCTTTTTAGTTGTCTTTTTAACAACAGCTTTTTTAATGACTTTCTTTTCGACAGGTTCTGGTTCTTCCTTTGTTTCGATATGCTTGTGATCCTGCTTTACTTCTTCACAAAAACCCTTGTCAATAAGCATCTTTGCCTCAAAGTCGGCAAGTTCGAAAATATCTCCCTTCAGGTGCATGCCTTTAAAAGAGATTGGTCTTAACGCTCTTAAAATCATTTTTTTACTATTTTGTTTAACCAAACTAAAAAACTTTCATATTCACAATCTTGTCTTTTTTCTATCCACCGTGCATCATAGGAATAATTTACCCGGTTATTATACAGGTTGTAAATTGTTTCTATCCATTTAAAAGTATCTTTCAATGGGATAGTCAATCGGTCTTTACCCAGGCTTTCAGAGAATCCCTGAGCCTCAGAACAAACGACAGGTATATTTAACATGGCTGCTTCAACAGCAGTCATTGAGTAACTTTCATACTTAGACGGACATATCAGAATTTTTGTATCCTTATATAATTCTTTTTTATCGGTCATTGCTGATCGGTAAGTTACATTAGGCAGCGTTCCGGTAACCTGATCCCCGTAACCCCCTGTAACACCTAAGAATTTTACCGCTGGCAGTGCCTCTGCAAGTTTCAACAGGTAATTACCTCCCTTGTTATCATTGCAGTTAATCAATGTCACGTATTCATGTTTTATTTTAACTTCAGGAACCTTACAGATGGGATGCAAAACAAAGCCATCCTTCAGTTTCATCTGTCTTTTGGTTTCTTCCGTGTTATAGATACATTCAATAAATTGTTGTTTGTTTTTCAGATAGAAATTCGTTAAAGTACTGTGAAAAATAATGGCAATCTTTTTTTTGTAATACTGAGCCGTATTCAACGCCCTGCCTGACCGAGCCAGGTGACTGATGATCAAATCACAGCCTTTTAAAACCTCATCCTCAATCCTGTAAACCTGAGGGAATACTTTCACCCCGTTCAGTTCGTATCTTTCTTTAGCCTCTGTTATGACATTGCAATCATAGCCATCCATTACCATCCTTTCAAACAGGTTTTTTACATAGTATTCTCCTCCGGCATTATGTACAGGTGGATATCCGTGTATCTGTGCTACTATCTTCATAAAGGTAAGCCGGGGAACTGAGTCCCCGGCCCGTTTTAAAGGAGGTTTACTTATGCAGAACCTTTGGCAAGAGCAGAGGCAAAATCTCCGTAAATGAATGAAGCTCCCCGGTAAGTTACCAGCGCAACCCTTTCTTCAAAGACAAAGGTCACCAGGTTATTGATTGCATCGTCTTCGTTCTGGTCGTAAACCATCACTGACGGCATCCTGCGGTCAAAAACCTGTGCGCCCTGACGGAAGTCACCGACAAGGAAGTCCCCGGCTGCGTTCCTCGTACCGCCAAAGACCCACGGCAATACATATTGACCGTTATCGTCTTTTGTAAGGTCGAGTTTCGCAACATCAGTAGGATGCATCAGAATTCCGGTCGGGAAGTATTCGTCTTTTGTCAACTGCTGGCAAGCCATCCTGAGAACGTCAAAGTGACCGATGTCTGAATCGGCCAGAGCATCAACATAAGCAGTAGCATCCACCGTTAACCCGGTTGCATTGGAAGTTGCTGAATAAAGGAATTCAGTGTCTTCTTTGGCAAGCAGTTTCGCTGCAAACCTGGCAGTAAGGTAACTTGAAAGAGCCGGAATGTCATCAAGCATTTCTTCAGAAACTTTAACATAGGTTGCAATCTTACGGACAAGCCATGTTTTAATGGCAAGCACAAATGCGGACTGCGGTTTTGGAGATGATTCCGATACGAGGTCGGTCTGGTTGTCAATGCTGTATTCATAGGGGAAGGTCAGCGAGTTGCTGGAAGTCTGTCCTACGGGAAGAAGGTCCCTGACGTGAATCCTGCGGTCAGGTGAATATATGATCCCGGTCTGGAGCCTGTCAGGTACAACAACCCCTGTTGCATCCCCGGTATCAACATTGGTTTTTCCCAGAAGTTCCAACCCGTCAAGGTTGAATGTCATTTTCCTTTTACCCCTGGCACCTGTTGACAGGTACTTATCCAGTGAAAGTGATTCTTTTATAAATACTTCAGTAATTGCACCCTTGACGTCTTTCGATTTGGGAACGATCAGATTGTTTTGCATTTTTACATCCAGTGCATCGTATTGCTCCTGAAGTTTGTTGAACTTTTTAACCAGTTCTGACAATTCGCCTTTGAATTCTTTCTTTACCTCATCACTCATTTTCTGAGCATTGGTATTAAAGTCATCCAGCTTTTTATCAATGGCTGTTCCAAGTTCCTGCAATTCTTTTTTAATATCAATTTCCATTTTCTTTTTTTAAGAGGTTTTTAAATTAGTTTTAAAGTCCCTGATTGCTTTTATTATATCAGCAGTGGATTCCGGCTCTTTTTCAAGTGGTTTTTCATCCGGCTGTTTAATAATTTCCAGCATCATATTTTCAAGGATTTTCAATTCAATAGTAAGGAGTTCAAAGGTATCATCAGAATACTTACCGTCCCGCATGGCTTTGAGAATTTTCTGTATTCTTTCTTTTACCCGATTTTCTTTTTCTGCTGACTTCAATCCGACAAGTAGGCTTTGTTCATTCGCACCCCATGTTACCGTCGAAAATTCCCATAACTTCAATTCGATAAGCAAATTAGCATCCAGTGCCTGATCATATCTGCTCTTTACGACATTATAACCGATGGAATGTTCGGTCAGCAAGCCTTCATTGTACATGGTCAGAATATCATCTCCCTGCTTGCCTGACCGGATCGGGGTTTCAAACAAAAGACCGACAGAGTCTTCCTCGAGTTTTGTCGGTTTTCCGATTATCTGAGTGCTGTCATGCTGCCAGAGGTGGAATATCCGGTTTTTCCCTGCAGGGCCGGATTCAGCAATGGTTTTTGAAAAAGCACCGGGCTGAGTGATGTCCCCGGCTGAATCTTTGAAATTAAAGGTGTTGGCATAACCTACAATGGTTCTTTTCGCAAGGTCAACATCCTTAACAGCCAGTTCGATATTTTTAAAATTCATTTTTTCATGGTCTGAATCGTTTTTATATCTCAAAACAAAGTTAATATATTTTTTAACAAATTTTACTCCACTGGAATAAATTGCACCGAACAACGACAATTAATTACATTCCCCGCGCTACCCCTGGGATCACCCGGATATTCCAATAGTTCCCCTCCGACATCGAAATCCTCATCCATACCAACAACAACCCCGTTCATTGAGACATGATCGAATTCATCACTGGGATTAAGTCCCCGTACCCGGTTATCTACTGCCGTTATCCATTCTTTCTGAAGGTTCATTCCGAGGCTCTTTGCACCTTCGATATTTCCGGCATTGCTTGCTGAAACGGTTTCTGTCCTGGCAATTCTCTCCGCCCGGTATTTCTCACTGATCCCTATTGCCTTCCTCAACTCCCTTCCGGCCTTTTCTTCACCCCATCCACCACTGACAGCCTCGGCAATTACATTCCGGGTTATTCTTTTGAATTCCGCCTCTGTGGTTTCAGTAATCCATGTTATTCTTTTGCCTACCTTAGACTTAGCGTAGTTCTCAAAGTATTGCAGCCAGTAATTATCATTCTGCGCTTTTTTGGGTTTTAATTTGGCTGTTATTTTTTCAGCAAAGTATGTCCCCGTTGTCTGGTAAATTTTTTTATACGAGTCATGAAAGTATTGATCATTAAGAACTGCCGCTTGTTCCCAGTCTGCAAGTTGTAACCTGGATATCCTGTCATAAAAATCCTTGTTATACCTGGCAAAAGCTGTCAGTATTTGACCTCTGTTATATTTAAAGAACTTATTCATAATGTTTTTCTCAGCTTTTCAAGTTTTTCAGCATAATCTTTTGGCTGTTGTTTGTTCGCAACCCGATATCTAATCAATGATTTCTGGTTGTTGTAAATCGTTTCACCCGTTTTTAATATCCTTATCCAAAGTTCGTAATCCTCCGGGTAAAAATCAGCGTACATAAATCGTTTTATGAATTC